CCGATACAACAACATTTTTAGTTTTACCTATTTTTGCTGCTTTTAGTATAAGATTAAGCATTGCTTTTTGTGAATCAACTTGTACTCTATATGCAAGATCTCTTCTGTTATCAAGAAGAGTAAGATCTTCTGAATCATGGTTATTTAAGTATTCATGATTGTTATAATTAACCATAGCACCATTAGGTATTCTTGGTATAATCATAGATCTATCAACTGATCCATTTCTAACTAACGGCTGCAATTCATCTTTACGCTTACCGTATGGGAATAGACCCATTGTTTTCCCTGCTTCAATAGAACTCCATCCACAGTATTCTGTTACTGCTTCATATGCTTTAACAATACCTGGATTTTCATTAATTAATACCTCACACCCATCTTGATCAAATCTTTGTGTAGTAAATGGCCCATTATTACCGAAATGCTTATATAATGGTTTAAATGGGTTATTATACTCACACTTAAAGATCGATTCAAATTCCCAGATATCATGATCACCTTCATTAATAAACAACTGAGAACCTGCTCCATCAGCTACAAGAGCAGCTGCTTCTTTGAATCCAGACCGATAAAAGGCACAGGCTGCATGCATTTCATGGTGTTTATCGTGTACCTCATATACTTGATCGTTGTCAGAGATAAGACCTAGTTTCTTTACAAGACCCGAGTATACTTTATCACCCGAATAGTCTAATCTAGATTCATCTGGTTGTGTATGTGCTATAACTAGAGCATCTATTTTCTTAGTATATTCTAATACTTTAACAATGCCTGCAAGAGGCGCACCATCATATTTCTGTCTTGTTAATCGTTCTTCTTCAATAGAGAATACAATCTCACCATCTTTTAATAAACATACCGCAGCATTATGCCCACGCGATATCCCAAGGATATAACCCGTCTTTGTGGGAGGTGGTATTCTATCCTGGTTAACTAGGCTAATCCTTTTCATTATACCAAACCCTTCATCTGTTCTACTATATAATCAATATCATCTTGATCTAGTTCCATACATTGCTGATTTTGCATATCTTGTATTTCTGGGTTTAATAGTCTGAAAGGTGAGTATACCCGACCTTTAGATTTCCCTTTATCAAATATTTTAAGTGTTTTGGAATTAACATAGCTAACATTTTCCGGAAATGTAGATCCCAAAACAACAAGGCCTTTAGTACCTAATGATTCAGCAAAATGTTGACCAACAGAGTCACACCCAAGGAACACATCTGCTTTTTTTATAATATCATACCATACTCTTAAATCAGGTATAATAGGATTATCAGAGCCTGCAATGTCATATTCAGCCATTGGTATAATGTTAAAATGTGGGGATAACTCATCTAATAGTCTGATAATATCTAAAGCTTCAAATGATCTTGAATTAGTATCTATAGGACCACTATCTGTCATTTCTGCAGATCTACCAAGAGGTTGAAAAACTAATATAGGCAAATTTGATTTTTTTGCATATTTGTTGATAACATCTTGAGCCACCTGTCTTTCTGATTTGGATGTATATATTTTAGACAGTTTTAAACTTTTATCTACTTTATCAACCCCGTTAATAATGATATCAAAAGCTTGTAATATATTACATTCCTGATTTATATACTTATTAAGTAGATAGGGTTCTGGGCTTATAATATTAGTGTGTCTGATCAGCTCTAATAATCCTTTGTGATTACGATCAAAAACTCTATTGTATAATGAACTACCCTTAAACATTCCAGGCTCGCCTATAATGATAAAGTTATCATCTTTATTGTTTTTTTCAAATTTCTCTAGAGCTGGAATAGCAGCAAACTGTCTTCCTATCCCACCATCTATTAAAAAAGTTGTGTGTTTTGCAGGTTGTGTCATTATATTTCACTCGTATTATTAATAAAGTATTTCTGGTTTTTTCTTGTACAAAAAGTCTATATGGGTATATATAGGGTCTGGTGTTAGTATCTTATATTTTTTATACCCTATACTATATAGGGTATCTATATCAAAGTAGAAATTTAACCAATCTTTATCATCATTATAGAAGGTTCTTGGTAATTTATGATCTAGATGTGAACACTTAAAATGTGAGTCGTCGTTAGTTAGATTCACTTTTTGCATAGTCTTATAACATATTTTTGCAGGGCAAGTATATGAACAATCTACATTTGCAAATAGTGTTATTCTTTTTCTATATTCTGTAGGTATTGACTTTAAGAAATCAATATTATCATTAGAGGATATAGGAGGTACAATACTATCATATATATTGAAGTCTAATTTCTTTAATGAATTGATATTCATTATAGATGAAGCTTCTATGTTATAGTTAGGATAGTCGTTTTTAATTCTTTTAGCAAGGTCTTTGTTACTTACTATGACAGTATTACCTTTCCTATTAAACGTTTTTAATAGCATAGAAGATGATTTATATTGATCATCTGTAAAATCTGTCGCTGATATGGTTAGTTTAATACCTATATTATTATCATATAACCAATATACATCAATTCGACATAAATCTGAACGACCATTTTGTATTCTACCGCCCCACAGCGGGCTCGGTATATCAACAGAGCCATATACATCTGCTATATTAGATATATCTAGGTTTTTAAGATTTGTATGATATTTAAGGTGGGATATTAAAAAACTACAATGTCTTTTAATATTTTTTGTTCTATTACCACGTGCTGATAATGATAGTTGTATATCTTTCATGTCCATTATAAATATATCCTCAAAAATAAATAGTAGTAGTAGGATTGCCCTACTACTACTACTTATACATAATTAAACTATAGAGGTTTTTTATTCCTCTGGGACTGATGGTGCATCTGGTATAGGAGGAAACTCAACGTCACTGATACTATTAACCTCTGGGTAAAGTGCAGGCAAGTTTCTTAGCGCAGTCCTATAATCAATCATTATTTGTAAATCTTCTGCTGATAAAGGTGAGTCCGGTAATACTTTCCAATCTGTCCTTGTAAGCTCAAAGTTACGGTACTGTCTAATAAACTTATCAGTTTTCTCTTTTTGAGTTAACTCACGTGCTTCAACATCTTGTGTAAAATACCCACCATCTTCTTCATGATATGTGAATGTGACTGGATCTGGTATTGTCTGTATTAATTGATTATCACCCAAATCAATTTCACTATGATTTTTAAATTTAACAAATTCGTTATTTTTATTAAATCTATAACCTAAGGCTACTACTAGATTACTTTCAGGTTCTGGGTGGTTTACTACATTATTATCGGAATCGACTTTAATCCAATATGTTTCTTCATTATTACTCATTTTAATATATCTCCTAGTTTGTTTTATAAAAACAGAAACCCTATTAAGGTTTCTGTTTTTTTTTATTTAGTTGTTATTGGATTATCCTATACACGTTACATCATCTGTTAGTGTACACGGGTAAGATCTTCCGGAACCCCAAATAATCCTTAATGCACCATTTCCACCAGGAGCACTACAACAACTACCACTGGAACCTCTAGAGCCAGAGCCACCACCAGGAAATCCACCAGTCCTCATATGGTTGTTGTTGCAGTTACACTGAAGTAAGCAAGGTTGACAGTCAGCTATATAACAACTATGACCATAGTAAGACCATCCAAGACAGTTATTGTGATAACTACAAGCGTTTTCTCCCTGTTGACCGTTCATACCAGTACCTCTACACTGGTTGCCTCCCATACCTCCGTAACCAGTACAACAACTTTTATGATTGTGCGTTCCGTTATAGCCACAACAAGCACCGGACCGGTTTTGGCCATACATGCCTACACCACCACCACCACCTTGTCCCCAAGTTGAGGAGTAATTACCCATACCTGCATGGCCACCATCACCGGCACACTGCGGTGCTCCGCTGTTATAGGCAGTGGATCCACCACAGCCCATATATCCACCAGCACCACCAGCTGCCTCACTCCATGATTGATGATTAGCACAACCACCACAACCACCACCATCACCACTATAATTACCTCCACAGTTCCGATAGCTGCCGTTGAGTGATCCTGCTCCTCCTCCAGATACAGTACTTGTGTTAATAAAATAAGATCCTTGGGAACAACCACAGTTATTATGAATTGGACAGGCACAATTTCCGCACGAGTTACCAACACATACAGTATATGAGGTACCTGGAGTAACAGGTATGTTGTTTTTCCAACCTAAACCACCACCACCACCAGAACCAGAACCAGACCATTCATTACCACCAGGACTACCGGCACCAACTGCCACAACATTTACTGAATCTACACCTGTAGGTGCAGTCCAGCTATAACTTCCGGGTGTAAAGTAATTCTGCTGGCCAGCTGGTGTTGCTCTTCTAGAAGTAAATGTCATTTCTTGTTCTACAACATTAGTTCCTATAGTGGCGCGTAATGTAAACGTATATGTAGTAGATGAACCTTCTGGGCTTACAGCACTAAATACTAATTCACCATTACTACTTAGAGTACAACTTGGAGGTAAAGAACCACTTGCTAATTCTACTGTGATAGCACTAGACCCATAGGTCAATGGAACAAATCCATCAAAAGTATGAGCCCCATCATCCTGAAGACTAAGAGTGATACTCGTATTAGCCCAGTAAGGCATTTCCACAAAATTTACTGTTATTGCTTTATTTTGTACTAAGGTACCTGAAGTTGCAGTAACATTAAATGTTTCAGTACCTTCTGTAGATCTACTAAATGAAAAGGAATTAGTAATATTACCCTGACCCGCTTCATTTGTTGACCACCCTGCAGGTAGATCTGGTATAGACCATACTACATTACCGTCATTACCCTCACCAATCATATATGCTGTAAGAACAATACTGTTGCTTGTTACTATATTTTTAGAGTATGTGCTGTTGCCAAAAATGCCACCAGTAGTACCCGGTACATAGGCTGTCCAGTATGATGAATTATTAGCATCAGGAACTTCACCCGTAGGTGCGTTTGCTTTACACAACCATGCTGTCGCTCTATATAATACAATATCATCTATTACATAATCAGTGGTGGTGGTGCTCCAATCCTCCCTAAATACGGTCTTTACTCTACCTAAATTAACTTTAGCCATTGGCTCTAACTCCTCGTCTTAATATTTGTTTTATTTATGTTTACTAATCTTATTTATACAGAAACTGATAACTGTCCGGTATCACGGTCTATACTATATGTCTCATTCCCATTAATATTTCCCTGTACTTCCAAATTTCCTGATGTTACTGATATTACGTTTTGTAATACCAAACTTGAGTTCATTGACGAAGCAACAGATATTATTAATTCACTAGTATCTACAGATGTATAGGCCTGTAGTATTTCTATTAAATCCCCCCATTCCGGATCAGCATTAGGACCTTTCGAGGTTAAAACCTGACCACCATTCCCTGCACTTAAACTAGCTGGGCCTGTAGCATCTCTATATAATAAATCCCCATGAGATGATATAGTTAGTGCTACATCTGTACCAGCATTTGCAAAACTCTCCCAATTCACAGAATCAGCTACAAAATCTGTAGATGTGTGCTCTACTGAGCATATATATGTAGATCCACCGGAATTAACAATGTTGTTAACATAGTATAATGTCGATGTTACCCAAGTCCCTTTCCATTCAAGACCTGCACTAAATAGTTGCCATTTGCCTGCAGCAAGATCATTGCCTGCATCCCCTGATATATGGGATTGTAAACATATATAAGTTTGACCACCATAAGAAACAATATCATCCAAATAGTAAGGAATTGCTGTAACCCAGTCACCTCGAGAAGATATTCCATTATTTAATTCATCCCAATTAACGGTGTCTGTTGGAATATTACCAATAGTATCTTGTTTAGCTATAAAGGTATTACCACCATAAGAAACAATATCGTCTTTTTGGTATTGTTTTGTTACGTTATAAACACCTTCCCACTGAACCCCTGATGATAATCTATCCCATTGACTTGTATTAATAGATGGGCTAGAATTAATAGTTGGGGTATCGGCAGTAGCTATATAACTATTACCTCCATATATAACAACATCATTGATTCTATAATCAACTTTAGTTGAATCCCAATTTGAAGTATATCTAATACCATCTGTAAGACTATCAAAATTACTTGTATCTGTTGGTAGATTACCTACTGTGTCTTGTTTAGCAATATAGACATTAGCACCATACTTAACAACATCATGTTTATAATATAGAGTAGTAATATCAAATACATTTTCCCAAGACAAGCCTTCTGACATTGGATCCCAATTAGCAGCATCCGTAGGAAGATTACCTACTGTATCTAACTTAGCAATGTATACGTTAGTACCATATCGCACAATATCATTTTTCTGATATGGAGTAGTAATATCAAATACATTTTTCCAATCCAATCCTTCAGTAAGTCTATCAAAATGACTTGCATCTGTAGGTAAAGTTCCTGTCACATCATGTTTAGCAACATAAGCATTAATACCATAGGTTAATATATCATCTTTACGGTATGTTACTGCAGCATCATATACACCTACCCATCGCATACCATGAGAAAAGATAGCCCAATATGCTGTATCTTCTGGATCATTAGTTCCAGTAGTATTCTGTATACATATAAACGTGTTAGCGCCATAATATACAATATCATCTACTTGGTAAGTTGTGGAGTCGTTATATAAACCTTCAAACTTAAACCCCGTAACTAATAGTTGCCAATATGTTGAATTTGGTGGTTCAGTTGCACCAGCTACCGGTTCTTCAAGAATACAAATATACGAGTTATTCGCATGATGTACAACCTGATGAGGAAGATAAGCTACAGTAGCATCATATTCCCCTTGCCAAGCCATACCTTCTTGAACTAATGCCCAATATATTGTATTTGTTGTTAAATTCCCTATCGTTTTGACACCGTATATATAAACGAATACATCACCACCGTGCTTAACAAGGTCATTTATTTCGTATTCAGTCGCTGCTTCCCATGTGCCAACCCAATTAAACCTTAGTTTTCCTAAATCGATTGTAGTACTCATTTATAATTTACCTCTAAATGTCCGTTTGATCCCCATTGGTATTTCACATTAGAATCAGACCAAAAATATTCTCTGTAATCCCCTACCCCAAAACTATAATCTGTATCGGGTAGTTGAATTTTCATCGTATCATCATCAATTATATCAAATGTTAAATTCCCAGTTGCCACATCAAGTTTTAATCCATAAAAAGTGGATGAAACATAATCACTTGATGTTGCTATTCCCATACTTGCCATTATTCTATCTCCAATATAGATGCGAAAGCTGAAATAGAATCAGCGTCTGATGCTAATAATCTTATCGAATCACCAGTTTCCAGATTAATAGGTTTATCAAATACTAATGTTGAACCCGGTAATATAGGTGAATTAAACAATATATAATGCTCTGTATTACTCGAGGCATCATGGAATATTACTGTTCCTGTAACTTGAGTACCTATTATATTCGCTAAGAATATACCATGAAGAACGGATTCTCCAGTAGATGTGTATAGCACTGATGTTGTCGTTGTTACAACTGATACAGCATTTTTAAATATATTTGCCAATGTTATATACTCTTATTGTTATTATATTATATTTATATAAATAATTATTTATATAATACTATTTTTGTTCTAATATAGTTATTCTATTAAGAAGTTCTTTATTCTGTTCGCTTAGTTGTTGAACTGCTTTAACTAATGGTGTTACTAAACTACCTAAAGCTAATTCTAATTTCTCAGGATTACTCTCTGATACCATCCCTGACTCTTTAATGTATTTATAATCATTTACAACCTCTAATACCTCTTGAGCAATAAATCCCATTCTTTGACCCGAATTAGGGGTTTCATTAGAATGTACTTTATTCATCTTAGAACCATCTGAAGTATTATCTGAATACCATTCTCGCATATCCCAATAAAATGTAACAGGTCTTAGTTTGTCGATAAATTGAAGACCTGCATCTTCTGGTATATCAGTGATCTCTGCTTTATCTCTTGAATCGGAAAGACCAGATATATTCTGCACCTGACATCTTATATTACTAATACTAGAATTGCCGAATGTAATCTCATTACTAACACCAGAAGATGATGGTTCTGCTGTATATCCAATAATAATATTATTAATACCAGTTATACTTGATGTATTAGCTACTTGGGCGCCAATTACTGTATTATAATAACCGGAACTAATACCATACCCTGATTTATATCCAAATGCTGTATTTTGCCCAGATGTATTATAATATAATGATTGATATCCCACCGCAGTATTTTGACCATATACGGTACCACTAGCACTAGCATTGCTTCCTATTGCTACATTTCCCCACGACGTTGTATTATTTACTAATGTGTAAACACCAATTCCAACATTATGATTGCCCGTAGTGTTTCTGGGAAGGGTTCTATATCCCAAAGCAGTATTCATGACTCCTGTTGTCGACAGCTGTAATGTGTCGAAACCAACCGACACATTTCGATTACCGAAGTTATACGGATTAGCAGGATCTGTCCCATCGTGTGCAGCATCGTATATTGCGTTTTCTTGAGAGTATCCGCCTATTGCTATTGTGTTAATAGGTTTTGTATGTTCAAAAAGAGCCCGATAGCCGATAGCGACGTTATCTACATATAGGTGAGTATCATTAGCTGGATCATAATTATCGTCAATATAATATGGATCACCTGCAGATCTAAGTGTTATTGAGTCTAAAGAACCATACCCCAACACTTGGTTCTCTGACATATATATGCTTCGGCTTACCTCGAATAATTGGTCACGTTCATTTTGTGATTGGAGGGCCTTAGCCGTAACTTCGTCAGCAATGGCATCTCTATCTAATAGTGCAGCTGCTTCGGCAGCTAATCTTGCAGCGGTTTCAGCTGCAGCAGCATCTTCACGTTCTTGTTTCTCAATAGCTGCCGCTGCCGCTATTGCATCACGTTCTGCTTGTGAAGCAACTTCAGCAGCTTCACGTTCTTGTTTCTCAATAGCGGCAGCGGCAGCTATTGCATCACGTTCTTCTTTTGCAGCTGCTTCTACTGCTTCACGTTCTTCTTTTGCAGCTGCTAGTTTCTTTTCATTGTCATATTCTTCTTTGGTTTTAAATTTCTTACTTCTACCTTTACCCGCCGCAAAATCTCTATACTTAGCATATCCTTCATCATCCTTTCCATGCTTTGTAATCCAACCTCTATTCTTTCTATTGCCCATTACCTATCCTATTTTAAAGCTGCTAGTTTAAGAGGATTTAAATCCTCAGTAGTCCAATAATCTTTAGTGAGCATTAGTTCAAGATGTCGCTTATTACTTAGAAGGCATTGAGTCCATTCCTCATCTGTCATTATGTCTGGTTTAGATCCATTAATAAGATTAACGGAATCCATTGCTGAAGAATAATGTGAAGCTATATCTTCGGGTGTTAATTGTCTTTGTCGTCTTTGTTTTTTCATATTATCAACCACCAAATACTATAGACATAGCAGTAGCATTTGCCGCTGCTTCTGTTGCATCGAAATCTAATTTACCTGTTGCATCATTATAGGATACAGTTAGAGGGCCTGTTACAGTATTATTAGTCATCATATGTCCTAATACATCTTCTAGATTTTCAGTCAATTCTGTTGGTACACGCCCATCCTTAGCTGCTATACCTGGAGTTGATAATAACTTTGAAAATGTTCTAGCTTTTGACATTGCCATAATTGTTGTCCGATTTAATATTAATACTATTTATATGAAATAATGGTTCATATCAACCACCCGAATCTAGGAGGTCTGCTAATGTTCTTGCTCTGCTCATTTAACCCCCCTTTAATTCCGCTAGTCGTGCTTGTAGCTGTTCTACTTCCGTCTTTTGTTCTTCTGCTTCTAGGAGTGCCATCTTTGCTAAAGCGGCTTGATGCTCTTCCTCGGTTAGTCGTCTACGCGGAGGTGGTGGAGAAAAGATGCCATCAGAGTATGTCCACCCTTGTTCGACCTCATCAGGAGCATCTATAAAAGTCACTCCTGTATTTGGGTGTCTCTCATCCCAGATGAACTCCACTGCTTGTACAACTTGACCTTCTACTATATTTACTTGTTTCATGTGAGTTCCTTCCTTACCAATAAATTAAAACAGCACCATCGCCGCCCTGACCACCCCGTGAGAAATCCCAAGTCAGGTAACCTTGCACCGTGTAATTGAAGCAACCATGACCACCACCATTTCCGGGTCTTGAAACACCACCAACAGCAAATTCGGCTCCACAACCTCCGTTACCTCCTCCAAATCCTCCGTTACCTGCACCGCCATTGGCATCAGCAGTTCCTGTGCCACCACCGCCACCACCTGCACCGCCTGACCCTGCCGCACCACCACTTTGTTGTCTAGAACCTGCGCCACCACCCCCACCTATATCCTCTGGGTAAAACCAATATGCGTCTTCTCCATCTATATAAGGAGTAGCAATCATTCCAGTCTGTGATGTGTTAATAGAATTAGATTCGTTAGTACCTGCACGACAACCTCTTCCCATACCGCCTTTTTGAGTATGCCTTGGTGAATAGTCTAACGAACTATGATACCCCTTCGTGTCGGGGGCTTTACCACCTGCACCACCACCACCTGTTCCTGCACCATTTATATATCCAGTAACATCGCCACCTTTACCGCCCCATCCACCACCGCCTGTTCCTCCAGCCATGTTTCCATTGTTTGCGTAGTTTTCACCCACGTTTCCTCCGCTATACCCATCACCCCAAGGTGTGCCAGAAGAACCTCCTCCATAAAATGCCCTTGTGGAACTATTCCTAGCGGCGTAGTTACTCCACAGGTGGTGACATCCACCGATACCACCAGTAGTATTTATGTCGCCACCAGACCCCGTACCTCCTCTGTAGGTAGTTCCTGACGAAGACATTATGCCGCCTAATCCTCCTGTGGCAGAGATCGAAACGCCACCTATAGTAACGGTACTTGTACCACCTGCACCTCCACCGTTACCATGAGCAGAGTTACCGCCACTGGCAGTAGGACAGGCTCCCCCTGCTCCTACGGTTATGGAGATTGTAGCCCCTCCAGAAGTTGCGTATATCTTGTCCGAATAGCCACCGCCACTACCTGCTTGTAGATAACCTGCTGTGTAGGGGTCTTGCGCTACACCACCGCCACCGCCACCAAGGACAACTGCCCTTACTTTAGTTATCCCATCGGGAACAGTCATGGAGAATGAACCGCTTTGTAACCACAATCTTCGGTCATTAAACATCCGTCCTGAACTACCAGAACCTCCTAGTAAACTTGAAATCGTAGTCATTTATATGCTCCATCCTACTGTTGTATTTATGTATGTCATTCTTAGTTCTATCCAATTCGTGTCTATGGTTAGGTCTGATGCGTCTGACGCTATCTTTGCCCCATTCCTTGCTACTGTCCAGTTGGTTGTTGCGGCATCACCTGTGCCGTCTTTAACGGTGACACTATCTCCTACAGAGGGGGAAGAAGGGAGTGTAATAGTAATACCTCCGCTCCCTGCTATAACGATGTCATTATTACTAGCTGAGTAACTTGCTGTCTTTACGACAGGAGAAGCAATAGGTAAATTAGTAAGCTGACTACCATCACCTGTGGGTGCTAAATAAGAACCACTTGCTTGTTTACCATCTAACGCTGTCTGTAAACCTGTAATATAGCTAATAGGTTCAGCACTAGGTTTGGAATACACCGTGTCCGTAAACAACGCCCCTGATGGCACATCTGTTAATACCTGAGTATCATCAATTTTAGCATCAAGAGATGTTTGAAGTGTATTGATATCAGGTATACCTAAATTCAATAAAGTAAATGTACCGTAAGCAATAACATCAATAAGTTGATTTTCTGATGCACCTAAGGCCAACACTATTGCAGTACCAGATGTATCAGCGAAATCAGATGTATGTAGTTTCACACCATCCATATA